TAACTATCTGATTGAGCTTGCCTTGCAACGAGTTACAAAGACCATACAGGAATCATACCAAAATGAAGCTATGCAATGGGGAACTCAAACAGAGCCACAAGCCAGGGTTGCGTATGAAGTTAAGACAGGCAATTTTGTTGATCAGATTGCCTTTGTCGATCATCCTACTATTGTTGGTTTCGGTTGTTCTCCTGATGGCTTGGTTGGAAACGATGGTCTTATTGAAATCAAATGTCCAAACTCTGCTACGCATTGGGGGTATATAAAAGACAATGCGCCATCTAACAAATATATTATTCAGATGCAAGCTCAAATGGCAGTTACAGGAGCTAAATGGTGCGACTTTGTAAGTTTTGATCCAAGGATGCCTGAACGCAGTCAATTACTGGTTGTTCATGTTCCTAAAGATCCTGAGTTCATTTTGTTTATGGAAACAGAAATTAAGCAGTTTTTAAGTGAAGTAGAAGTTGAAGTAAATCTTATGGAGAAGCGCAATGGCAATTAAATATTTCGTAAAAGCAGCAGTATCAGAATATGAAGATAAGACGGATGGCAAAACCAAGAAACGCTATCAGTCTATTGGAGTCATCATGGAAACTAAGCATGGCTTAATGCTCAAGATTGAGTCTTTGCCTATCTATGCCATGAAAGAAGGTTCTATATTTGCTTATTTAAACGAGCCTGAAGAAAAGAACGACCAGCCTAAATTAGCTAAACAATCTAATGATTTGGATGAGCCACCATTTTAAGGAGCAATATGAACGAACATATTTGGACTGCTGCTGGAACTGATATTACGATTAGATGGAGGCTTGCTGGCTGGACTCCTCCATCAGAGCTTCAAGAATATCAAGATAAATGGGCCTATTGGCAGAATCTGCCATTGCGTAAGTTAGATGACCAGGCTAAACGACAATACGAGGCTGTATTGCGAAAAGCTAAAGTAGCGAGGATTAAATGAACTACGAAAAAGTTCCATTTGCAGGAGAAATAGCTGTTCCTGAAAACGAGTGCGAAAGACAGTTTTTTGAAACTTTTCCTGATGTTTTTAATACCAATGAAGTAGCTTTAAAGGTTTGGACTATGGCTTGGATTAAAAGCCGAATCTTTACCCTTAAAGATATGGAGCAGGAATTTAAAAAACTTTAATCTTTCATGGGATGAGCCTTATTCATAGGCTCTTTCTCATGTTTTTTTAACTCTTGTTTTACTTCATAAACTGAATTACGCAGTTTAATTACTTGAGCTTCTTCACGCTTTTGTTGCTTTTTAGATTCTTGCATTTTTATGCTCCTAATATGTCCATTGCTTTGTGAGTGCGATCAATACGATCTTGTAACCCAATAGTTCCACCATTGATTCTTTTGGTAATGGTAGTCCAATCTTCATTGTCTGCCAAGGCATTTAAGCCACGCTTATTCCAAAACCAGCCAGCAGACATACAAGCGTTCTCAGGCTCTAATATAAGCTCAGGATGCTCTGCAAACGGCTTTCCTAGTGCTAGTCCACATACTGTATAGTTTGCTCGCCCTGTAAGCTGAATTAAGCCTCTGCCATGAAACTTCCAGCCATCGCCATCTTCAGTATTTCCTAGATCAGCTCTACCGCCATAGACTTTATTGGCAATTCTTTCAGGTTTACGCTCATATTCTGATGCAAACTCAATATCATGGAATCGGCTGGGCCATGTCGCAACTAGACCTTTAGCGCTGTAATTAAGATTTTCTTCAAGGACTTTAAATGATGCAGACTCATGCCCACATTGACCAATAAAGGCAGCCTGCCTTCTTGGAGTGTTTATTTCATATTTCTGAAATACAGCATTTAAACCATCTAGCCATTTAGGATCTATTCCTAAAGCCTGTAATTGATCTGTATTCATTTTAATGGAGTGGAGTTATGAATCATTTGATCTTTTGCCTGGCTACTTGCTGAAGAACCAAAGTAAAACGCAATAATGCCTGTCCATGCAGTTCCAAGAGAGCCAAGCATGAGCATTAAAGCATCAGAAGTCATAATTTTGCCTGACATTAAACCGACAAGTATTCCAAAAAATCCAATAGTTACCAAAATAGATAAAATTGGAGGGATAAGCGATTTAGTTTGTTTTTGCAAATCACGAGCAGAAGCTCTATCTTGAACTGCTAATTGTTCAAAATTAAGCCCTAGTTCCTGCGCTTGTTTTTGCAATTCAATTTCAGCTTGTTTGAGGCTTGCAATTTGATCGGCAGATAATTTACCATTATCAATCACATTTTGAACTTTATCTTCATCAATGCCCAATGCTTTAGATACCGCAGTTACGGCTAGACCAGCTAAAGGGCCACCCAAGCAAGTAGCAATAGTTGGTACTAATTTAGCTAGCCAATCCATTATTTATAACCCCAAGTTAAGTACCAAGCTATAACTGCTGCCAAAGCAAAACAATAATATTGAACCCTGCGAACAGCTTTTAAATCATGCTGAAATTCTTCGTTATCTTTGCGTTGCATATTCTCAATGTCCAGTTTAATTTTTAATACCGCTTCCCATTCTTTAGCGCCATATTTTTTAACAAAATCTATTTTTAATTTTGCTTCTTCATCACTTATTTGTTTTTTATGCTTCCATGAATCTAAAGCCTTGATTAATGCTCTTTCCTTCTTTAACTCTGCTTCTCGCCTTGCCCTAATCCGTTCATTCGCTTGCTTTTGAGCTACATCTAATCCATCTTTTTGAATGTTCTCTATAGAGGTAGATAATCCTTTGCTAGCTTCTCGGCTTGCATCAAGACTACTAGAAAGAGCCTTTACTCCTTCTGCAATTCCATAGGGATCGGACATACATTTTCATTTTTCTGAGAAATGACTTCCAATAAATCCCACAATTCCGCTAATTGCAGATACGATAGCCATTCCAACCCAAAAGCCACCTCTAGATTGATTTGCAAGTGCGACAAGCTCCTCTAATTTAGACTCCATTTTGTCGATCTTTTGTGACATTAGTTCTAATTGTTTTTCGTTATTCTCTACAGTATTCCAAAGAATTCCGTATTTAACTGGATCTAGTTCAAAGGACATATCCACACTTAGCCTTTCATAATGTAGGCTAAAGCATAATAAGGAGGCAGATTAGCATTAGTTCCGCTTACACCTGATGAAGCATTTGTTACGCTAATACCAGTTGAAGCTGATTGGGTATTCATTGTTGAACCATTGCCTATTGCTGTAGCAAAAGCCAAACCATTTGAAGCTGGCCCTGAAATTGGAAATTGTGCAATACCGCCTGTATAATTTGTTTCAGCATGAATGTGTGTAGGATCGGTAACAGTTGCCGTATGGGTATGACTTACAACTACTGCATCGGCTGTACCGCCTGTAGCATTTACAGCATAAGTTGATCCAGCTCCAACAATGAATGAATTTCTTAAATCAGGAGTTCCGTTTGTTCCATCGCATAAATACCAAGTTGCAGGAATAGAGCCAGTAGAACCTGACCATAACAAAATAGCGCCAGTAGGAACAGCAGGAGCTGATGCAGGAGCATTTTGCAAAATTGGATAAATATTGTCTAAAGTTTGAATCAATACAGCATTTGCATTTTGCAAAACAAACTTATAGGAATATCCAGTAAGTAGCCAAATTTCTTGTGGAACTCGACCAGCAGCATCTAAAACGATAGGATTGGCATTAGCAATCGTTCCAGCATTAGTTGTGTAGGTTACTAAAGGAGTAGATGAACCAGCTTGATAGGTATAAATCAAGCCTCCAGCTAAAGGAACTCCATTGTCATCAAAGAATTGCTGACCGATTCCGTATGGGGATAAAAGAACTGATGCCATGATTATTCCTTGCCTATGTCTTTAAGTTTTATTCCTGCGCCTGGTTTAAGCGATTCTTTAATTTTTTGAGCTTCTCTAACATTATGAATTGCATTTCTTGCTATTGTTCCCACAGGAATGACATTGCCACCCAAAGTGTAATTTAAACCAATTTCTGCTGCTTTTTTACCTTTTTCAGCCATTGCTGATGTAAATGTATTGGATTCATTTACATAAGCTCCTGCTGGTCTTTCTTGAATGTTTCTTGCAGTCTTACCCAATGCTTTTAATTGCGAATTAACTTCAGGGCCAACAATAGCTAGTATTTTAGGATCAACATTGCTTAGGGCTTGGTTAAATCCTTTTTGTGTAAATGTTCCTGATCCATCAGGCAATATGCCAGCTTTAGATTTAAGCCAATTAACAATTCCAGCAGCCATCACTTGTCTAGCTTGAGAATCTGCGCCTAAATGAGAAACCATCATATCAATATCAGCTTTTTTACCATTAACAACAAACTTTTGAATAAAATCATCAGCCTGAACTTTTCCATTAATAGCAGCTTTATAAGCCTTATCTTGATTTATTAAATCAAAACGCTGTTTGGCAGCAGATCTAGCATCATCAGCCAAAACTTTTAATTCTTTGGTTTCGCCTACTAAAGGCAGATCTTCTAAAGCCTCTCTTACTTTGCCAAGAGCAAATTCAGCATTTCCATCTCCAGCTCTATCGGCTTTACGCATTTCAGAAGCAAGGTTGGTTCTCATTGCCTCAAACTGCTCAAAAGTCATAGGTTCACCACGCTTAAACGCATTAACTTGCCTCATAATTGAATCAGGCAAAAATTCTGTTTTAAGATTTTTCTTTAAAGAATTTAAAGCGTTTTCAGCAAAAGCTACACCATCTATAGGAAAATCACCTCCAGCAGCATCTCTTAATGCTTGATATTTAGTTCCAATGACTTCTAATCTAGCTTTATCAATATCTTTGTATGAATCAATTAAAGATTGACCATTTTCTACATGGTTTGTTCCATAAACATCAGGAGAGGCTTTTTCTTTAATGGCATCAATGTTTTCAACAAGCTGTCTATTTTGCTCATTGTATCTATTGGCTAATTCAGGATTTTTACCTCGGCTATTCATTTCTTCAGAAAACAACTGAGGGCTTCTTGTTGCTTGACCTTCAGATAATCGAATTGGAACAGGCAAAGAATCAGCTTCTAATTGGCGCTCTAATACAGGAATATCCACTTGTTCAGGTTTGAGTTTTTGTAATTCTTGTTTTAATTCAGGATTTGCTCTAGAAATTGCATCTTGCAATATGGTTTCTTTGGAAACTTGAGCAGCTCCAACTCCAGCCATAGTTGGCTTAACTTCTTCCATCTTAGGAAATGCTTCTTCAAACTTTTTGCTTAAAACGGCTTTAGCTTTTGATCCACCTTCAGAAACTTTTTCAAGAACCTTTGCACCGCCAGGAATAGCAACAAATTGCTCAGGATCGTAAATTGCACTCTTAACAACTTCTCCAGCAAATCCTCCAGGATTCTCTGCGATTGCGCTTAATGCTTGTTTTGTAGTTTCAACAGGGCTTTGAGCAAATTTGCTAACACCCTCAACAAAGCTCTTACCTTTTTTAATTAATTTTTCTTCGGCAGCTTTTTTATCATTTTCAGTAAAGCCTGGGATGCCAAGGCTAGAAGCTGTATATTCAATAACAGGAGCTAATAAACTCTTTTCTTGCCAATCTTTTGCAGATATTTCAGACAAAGGTTTAACAAATTCTTTGCCCAATTTTTTAGACATTTCGCCCATTTGTTTGATAGCTGGTTTTTCAACTGACTTACCATCTGAAGGCGCAACATCGCCAACTTCAGTCCAAATATCAGCAAAGTTAGTGCTTGCAGGAGCGCCAGCAACTGTTACTGATGGGCCTTTAGCAACATAAGCTGATTTAGGATTTATCTCAACATGAACTGGATCTTTAGATCCGAATGGTCTATGAAGTCCAAATTGATCTAAAAATGCAGCAGGAACTTCAGGAGAAATATCCGCAGCCATGCCTTTTTCATGCAAACTTGTGCCAGGCTTTGCCACCAAATTAGGGTTAGATTTTCTTTTTCCAAATAGCTGTATTTGTTCTTCGGTTGATCTTGCTCCGCTAGTTAAAGGCAATTCTCTGCCTGTTTTAGCTTGCCAAGCATCATTAGCAGCTCTAAGCCTGCTAGACATATCCTCATTTAAACCGCCAAATCTATCAACTGGCGCTGCTTCCCAAAGATCAGCAAAATTAGCCATAGTTATAGCAATCCAAGTGATTTAGCCAATTTAATCTTATCGCCCA